TGTTGGCTCGGCGAATATGGACTACCGCAGCTTTGAGCTCGACTATGAGTGCGGCGTGATGGTCTACAGCGCGCCGATGATCGAATCGCTGCTCGAGGATATGGATATGATCGTCGACCACAGCCGTCTCGTCACAAAAGAGGAGTGGGCCAAGCGCAGCGTACTGCGCCGCGTGTTCGAGCCGCTGCTGCGCTTGTTTGCCATCTGGATGTGACAGGAAAATGGGGAAGAGGCAGGAATTTTCCAAATTTTGATTTTTTAGAAAATTTCCTGTTGACAAATGCAAAGTTCCTGCTATAATAACATTTGTTCGCTGAACGACACAGTGCGGCGAACAGCGCAATATAGCGGGATTGTGTAATGGTAGCACAGCGGACTCTGACTCCGTATGTGAGGGTTCGAATCCTTCTCCCGCTGCCAAAGAAAGAAAAGCCTGCAACCCTTGTGGTTGCAGGTTTTCTTTGTATTTCAAGGTATTTCAGGAAATAAAGGGTGTTTCAAAAATAAAATAATGTGTCGTTTTTGATACTCAAATTTTGACTTTAAGACGCATTTTTCTGAACGGATTTCTGAACGAAAATGCCTTTATAATAGAGAAGGCGGTGCCCGATTTGGGCACCGTCTTCTCTTATTTAGATCTTGCGATTATTGCGATAACTTCCTGCCGTGTGACAAGGCCCTTCGGCGCGGTACCGTTTACGATGCCGGCATCATGTGCTGCCGCCCATACCTCGGCTGCCCATTTGTCAACAGGCAGCTGCGCGCGCTTGGCGAGATATGTATCCATCATCGCATCAAACTTATCCTGATCCATATAGTCATACTCCTCCATTTGGGGCGGGTATTTGCCCGCCAGAATCATGCTGCTGCTATAGCGACCGTTTGCATCCCACTGGAAGTGCGGACGGTCAGGAAAGCTTTGCCAGTCGCCGCCCCACGAGAAACCGACCTGCTTGCCGATCTGCCCGCAGCGGACGAAAAAATCGGCGTCATCGTATGCGTGTCCGCTTACATTCTTGCAAATATCAAAGGCCAGCCCGGCTTTGATGCTGTGGAACGTCGGCTTGGTCGCCTTCTTGCTGGCTGTGCCGCGCCGGACGCAGTCAAGCTGATACTCTTCATCGCGCACCGTCTCGGTCACCTTGACAGGAAGACCGGCATCGTGGCACATCTGCAGAAAGATTTCGCAGTTTGCTCGCACGTCGGCGCGCAGATATTTGAGGTCGTCGGTCTTAAACATTGCCGCTGCTCTTTCCGGCAAGCCCATGCAGGTGCTTTAGGAGATCCTCGTAGAGTCCGTCATATCCGTTCATGGCGACATAGGCGACGATTCCACCAACAGCGACGCCGCCGGCGATCCAGTACCAGGTCATCGCTGTGCCGGTGATATCGAGGTAGGCAATTGTTGCGAGCAGTGTGAGCAGCTCCGCGACGATCGGAGCGACCACTGCTGCATGATCGGCGAAGGGAGCTCCGAAGCCTTTAACGATGTTGGTGAAGATATTTGTCAGCACGACCAGCGCGGGGATCAGCGCGACGAATACCAGGTTGATGATCATTTCAAAATCCATGTTCAAACTCCTCCTTCTGCATCGGTCGAGCCGATGCTTGTCCCGAAAAATTTGTTGTTGTTATGCTCAAAGATGTTGGAGAGAACCTTGCCGCCCAGCGTGACGGTGAGGGCCTTGAGCGCCGGCTCCGAAAGCTCGGTGAGCGTGTAGACCTGCCCGAGAATCACCATAGAATAGATGGCCATGGCGTAGCTACAGGAAATCCAGGCGATACACGCCCAGAGCGTGACGACAAATAACTGCCTCGTCACGCTCGCTGCCTGCGCTCTGCTGATGCCGTCGAGCCCACGACGACAAATTACCCACCCAAGCAGGAAACCCGTCACAGCGGCTCCCAGAGCCGCCAGAACGATGTATTTCATCATGCGGCCTCATCGCTGCCCAGAATGGCGTGGATGCCTCGCTTGGTTAAAAACTCTTTCTGCTCATGTTTGATCTGCGAAGCGTAGTCGAGCGCTGCATGCATATCCCCATTGCAATGCGCATCGGGAATACGCTGTACGGCCTTCGCCGTGGCTTCTCCCAGCGCAACAGAAGCCCAATTTCCTTTAATGAGTTCGAGCATGAGCTGTTCCTGAAGCTCCTGCCGTTCCTGCATCTGGGCGCGTTCCTGCTTGTCACGCTTGCGGTCGCGTGCTGCGACCGCTTCAATAATGGCGACGATCACCATGGCCGCCGCTGAGATGATGCTTGCTGTCATAATCATTCCTCTTTAATCACGATGCAATTTTTGACTTTAGCCTGTATAGCTTTGATACTATCTTGCGGCTGACCTTGTTGCAAAAGCCGCTGACCAGCGAACACAAGCGCGTATAGATATAAGCACTGCGGTGCTTGACCTGAGATTGCCTGCTTTCCTCCAGCAGCGCTGAGAGCAGCTTGCTCTGTCCGACAAGCCCATGAAAAGGCGTTCTCCACAAGCGAGCATAAAACCTTGTTTTTGAGGGGAATTGAATCAGCGGTGGCACATACTGGAGCGATGCGGCTGCATTTTCTTCGCAGGACTCCATTTCAAACGAGGGCCATAAACTCTGCTCCGGATAACGATCATGTACTGCCGGAGAAATCCCAGCCGTGTCACGCCTTTGAAGCTGCATTGTATTTGCGCGCCGCGCCGCCTCCTGCGCATACTCGGGCACGAGAGATTTGATCTCCTGCTGTTGGTATAGGGTCCACAACACATCGCCTATTGCGCTGAGATCAAGCACTCCGCATTGGGCTGTGGCAGGGTAGCATCCCTGAATGCGTATGGCAGCCCGCTCCAGTGTGCGGCAAATGGACGATTTGTCAACGTTGAGAAGCTTGCCGATGTTTTCCATGGTGAGCCACTCACCGTAGTACAAATACATGTACACAGACTGTCTTTCGGTCAAACAGCCGAGCAGCTTCTTTGCCGTTTCCGGATCAGTGAGATCTATTCCCGAGTTTTCCTCCGAGTCGCTGCCAGACTTATAGTTCTGCTCTTCAAATTGTGCGAGATCCCGAATGCACTGGTGAGCACGGCTCAGCGTTCTGGACACCGTGCTTTTATCTACGTTCAGAATCTTTGCAATTTCCGTTGCCCGTTTTCCCTCCATGGAGAGTTCAAGCATCTGCTGCTGCCGGTCACTGCAGATGGCCTTTCCGCGTTTGAGTGCGCGGATCAGACGGGCTTTTTTATCCCCGTCGTCAGGACCGGCACCAAGATCCTCCCAGCGCATTGTATTCCCTTCAATGTCAGCAAAAGTGACGTGATTGCGTTCAAGCCAGTTGAAAGTACCAGTACCGTCAGCGCTGCGGGCCTCAAAGCTCGTGACTCTGCCCTTGGGTGCTGTACGTACCCTTTCGGCAGGAGGCCTGGCCGCATCTTTTCGCTCGAGCGCTTCCTGGTACATTTGGTACAGGATCGAGTAACGCTTCTTCTGTTCGGCGAGCTCTTGCGGATCTGTGATGGACTTCATTTGTTCCTTGACAAGCTTTATGCGCTCATATAGGGCGGCCCGCTCCTGCTCGGCAATCTCATAGTCCGTCATGACTTAGGTCTCCCAGTCGACCCAACCGTCCATATAAACTTTGATCTTGCCATCCACACGGTAGTAGGCGTTATTGATGAGCGGCATACCATCGGTGTAGTCGATGGGATTGTCCGCGCTCGTGCAGACAGGGACAGCCTGTGCGATATACTCCTTGCGCACAACCACGTCGTTTACGCTGTAGACCTTCCAGTTGAACCCGAGCTTGTCGCTCTGCTGCATGGTCGCGGTGATGCCGCCTGCGGCCTGCACCATCTTGCCGTCCTTAATCGCGCCCTTAATGGCGTTCAGCTTTTCAGGCCTCATCATAAGTAGCCTCCAATTCTGCCAGCAGGCCGTTCGCCGCGGCCAGCGCTTCATCTTTCTTCGCGAGCTGTTCATCCTTTTCGGCAAGCTGCGAGTCCTTTTCCTCGGCACTGGCCGTCAGCTCATCGATCTGTGCCTGGTAGGGAGTCACATCGCCCCAGTACTGTTTGTCGACTTCAATCGTCACCTCAAAGCTGTCGTAGCACTTAATGTACTGAATATCCTTGACAACGAAGGAATATCCTTCAGGAAGACTGCAGGGAGGATAGTTCGCATCCAGTGTCTTCACAGTGACATGAGACCAGTCGATTTTCTCAATTTCCTCCAAGGTATTTTCTTCAAAGCAGCGTTCGAAGAGGAAACTATACCCCTTATTAAAGTCGACGCGGCGCTCGCCGCTCGTGCGGTGCCCATTCACACTGTAATTGGCACCAAACCGTCCCTGACTTCTCATATTGCTCTCCTTTACTGTTTTGTTCCGACAATGGGAACAGACTCTTCCAACCGTTCCCATGTCATGTTCATATTCTCGAGCTTTGCCCACGTCATGTTGACTGCCTCAAACCGTTCCCACGTCAGGCCGGCAATGATAAAGCGCAGATGCGCCGGACTGATAAGATTGACGGAATCCGTCAGACCACTTAGATCTAACTCAACCAAATCGTCCGTCTCCCCCAGAAACTCCAACGTGAAGCTGTAGTCATCATTGAGAATGACGCGTGCAGCGTATCCAGTCATCGCTGTAGCCATGTCGCGGATGGTGTCCGCAGTGGTATTGCCGCCAGCCAACAGGCGTGCCTTTAGTGCGCTGCGGCGTGATGCTTCGGTGGCTCCTGTCGGAGGCGCAATACCCACCTGCTGCTCCCAGAGCGGCAGACTCCACGTGGCAGTCTCGATAAAAAACTGCTTTTTGACGTCCTCTACAAGATCCGCCATCTGCTGGGCGGAAAGCCCGAGCGTGTCGAGCAGCGCGGCTGTCTGTGCATTTTTACGATACCGAACAGGTACTTTCTCGCGATTCTCCATGCTCCACCGCCTTAATAGGTCGTTACATCAACAGTGCCGAGCACGGGAATCGTGCCAGAGTTGATGCGCAGCGCCGTCTTTACTCCATTGACAGTGAATGTGCTGTAATCCGCTACGCCTGCGCACTGCAGAAGGCACGCGAGGAACCGGCTGTAGGGAACGCTCTGCTCTTCAGCAAAGGGAAGCGCTGCAAGCAGTGCACCAACCGCCGCAGACAGCTCCGCCTTGACCTCGTCGAGATTGTGCCCACTGATCAGCTTGACTTTTGCGACGAGTGGGATCTCAGCTTCCGTGACCGAGACCACCGTCACTGTCGCGCCGATCGGGCGCTCTGCTTCGATGTGTGCTGCGCAGGCGGTCACGATCGTATCGTCAAGCGGCTTTTTGTCTGCGCCGGCAATGATAACCTTGACGGTGCCATTGCCGTTCCACAGCGGAATGCAGCGGGCATAGGAAACGCCTGTGACCTCCTTTGCCCACATTACGTAGTGGTTGGCGTTGCCGGATGTGATCGGCTCCGTGCGGCGTTCATGGTATCGAGCCCACAGATCCGCATCGCTCTCTTCATCCGCGCCGCCGACGCCGACGGCCGCGTTGGTTACGCCATGCACGCCGTGGATATTGACCGCCATCTGCGTGACGGTCGCCTCCGGCACGTTGTAGTCCGCGCCGATATCCTCAGCGATGCAGAGCACGCTGGCAAGCCCGGCAGCGATGGTGACCTCTTCTGTTGTCAGGAAGCGCAGCGCGCTCGGCGTGCACACAACGGTCCCTGATGGGATCTTCGTGCCGTCCACGCCCGAGAATGTCACTGTCACCTCTGCCTTTGCGCCGGGCTGACGGGTCATACCGATCTGCGCTGCATGCAGGTCGAGGTAACGCCCACTGTTGGCGCTCGGAAACAGAATGTCGATAAAACCATTCAGTGTCTGGCCGTATTTCCACATGACGTAGGCAGCCTCGCTCAAAAGTACATTGGCATAGCTGCCCTCACGGGCATCCACATCGACGCCGGCATTGATCACGCGCCCAAGCATCTCGGACTTGATGCTTTCCGGCGTCATGCTCTCAAAGGGCGATTTTTCCGTCATTGAGTATTACCTCCCCGTAAATAGTTTTTGCCTTGAAAGACAGATGCAGTGTTGCCCCTTCAAACCGCACGCTGATTTGGTGGACAGTCTTGATGTAGGGATTGATCTCCAATGCCTCGCGGATACAACGTATTGCCTCTGACTGCCTGATGTCATCGCCATAGGCCTCGCCGATCAGGGATTGCAGATCCTGTCCGTAATTATGGGTAAACACGTCATGCAGATAGCGCGACGTATTGAGCGTGTTCCAGGCCCACACCAACACAGCCTCCGCGCCGGTCACCGTCGCGGGGTTCCCGCCGTGCCAGACGGGCTCGTCCTTGGTAAAATCCCATCGAACTTCACGTGCCAGCGGCAGCGCGGTGTCCGATTCGGGCACGGGAGATTCCAGCAAGGGGAAGATGTTCATATTGCCACCATCCTGTCAATGAGGTAGTATGTCTGCCCGTCGTTAGAACGCATGAGTAAAACTTCATCGTCGACATTGAGAACAACCCACCCAAATACGTACTCCTCCGGCCTGAGAAACAAAAATGGTCCGATGCCACTTTCCAATACCTGTACAACCTTTTCAGGCAGTCGGGTCTTGATGCCAACCCCTTCTCTGGCTTCAAGGTCAGCGATAAAATTGGGGTGCATAGACTCCGCCACACGAAGATCCTCTTTCTCGAGGTCGATACCGTCGGCGCGGATCTTGATCGGATCGAGCGATAATATCCTGCCAATCGTGTAGGTCGGGTGCTGCTCATTACCGGCGCGCCGCGAAATATGTTGGTTGATTCCAACGTAGGGGTCGCGGGCACTTTCTTGGCTCATGTCAAATCACCTCCGGCAATGGTGCCGGAAACGACGTTCCGGCAGTTGAGTGTTAGCTTGCAGTAGTAATTTCCGCGCTTCCAGGTATGGACGTCTGCGTCGATCCAGAAGATCCCCTGCAGGCCGGTCTTGTTCTCCCTCACGACGACCGTCTGACCGGTGATCAGCGAGAGATCTCCAAGGACATCGACCGTGACCGTTTGCGCCATACCACCTTCATCAAGAAGGGCCTGCGCCTCCTTGTCGATATCGACGTCAGAAGATGCATTCTCCGTGAGGTGGCGTTCCATCATGCCAAACAGCTTTTGTGCGTCATCGGTACCCATACGGCGCTTAAAGCTGCCGTCCGCGTCATAGATGGCCACACTATTGACCATATTGGTCGCGTCCTCCACCGTCTTAGCGTCCATCAGGTTCGACTCTGCTTTGAGTACGATACTGCGCTCGCTGACGTCTCGGACGGCCACCAGAAGGCCTTTCGGCGTGTAGGTGATGGCATATTTCCTCTCAGTCTGCTGTGTGGCCAACGTCCAGACCGTTTCAAAAATCTTATCCAGTGCGACGCCTGCAAATTTGCGGTTGATCTTCACGCCGGTCGACGGCAGCGATACGACGGGGATCTCGTAGTCGGCGCAGACCTGACGAGTAATGCTCTCCGGCGTTGCGTCGCGGAATTTGTAGGTGCCGTCGTTGCGCCGGCAGTAGATCCCGCGGTCGAAGCACGTGAAGCTCATGCTCGTCTCTTCGCTGCCGGCGCTTCTGCGAAGCACGACTCCGTCAAAAATCGGATTGCCGGAGTCGTCCGTCATCATCACGGCGTCGCCCATCTGAGGGACGGGCAGGCCGGTCGACTCATCAAAAACGATCTCGGCGACGAGCTGGCGCACCAGCGTCGACTTATCGCCGCTCCAGGACCAGTTGAGCAGGATATCCGTGATGCGGCGGGTCGACTGGTCATGTGTCAAATATATCTCCATCAGCCGCCTCCCAGAAGAATATCCTTCGGCGGCAGCTTGATCGTCTGCCCGACGTAGATCAGGTGCGGATTGCTGATGCCGTTATATTTAGCAAGGGCGTTGTAGTAGCTCGCCGTGCCGTCGCCGTAGGTGCGCCGGCAGAGCATGCTGAGCGTGTCTCCGGAGACGACGCGGTGATAGGCGATGTCCTTCGCGGCGTCGCTCTTGCGGCCGCTGTTGCCGGTATAGCGCGTCGTGTTGAGCGTTGCGACCTCCTGTGCCTCCAGATCTACATACTCGCGCAGAGAGATCGTACAATAAACATCACCCGTGCCGTCCTGCTCCTTTGCCGTCACGCTCTCGATATACACAAGCGCATTGATATCGCTTTCTGTCACAATGTATCGCACGGGGATCTTTTCAGCCGCCCAGTAGCGCAGCGGCTCCAGATAATAACCGGGGTCGAGGATTGCCCCTGCAATGATAAAAGGGTAATCCCGAAAGGGGAGCAGGCAATCAATCGAACCGCTGTGCCGGCTGCGACCACCCGGGAGATAAACATCACCCAACTCGGAAATATTGATGGTCTCCATGTTCTTTCCCGTCGTCCACTCGTAAGAGGCGGGCGTGATCGGCAGCGTCAGCACGTCGCCGTTCGCAATAAAACAGAATTGCATGGCATTACCCCCTCATGTTGGCTTCTTCCAGCTTGTTGAGCATTTCTTGCGCTATGCGCTGAACGTCTGCCTCCTCGCGGATGACAGTGCCGTTCATGACGATTTGGATGCCGCTGACGCCGTTTTTCTCCTGCCTGGCTTCGCCGGCTGTCAGAACCTTTTCGCCCTCATGCAGCAGGGCAGGAAAGTTATCATAAGGGACGTAGTCGATGCCCATGGCGCGCTGGTGGCCGGAACGGTGTTTCGTATAACCGGAGTTGAAATTGTTCACCGCATCCGCCCAGGCGGAATCCGTTGTCGCCGCGGCGCGGCCCTTGGAAAACTCCTGCCCGAGCGTATAACCGGCATCCCAATAAGAATTGTTGAGCGCCGTATCGTCGCGCACGGATTCAATGAGGCTCAGCTCCTGCGCAAGCTCTTCGTCCTTGCCTTCGTTGGCGTTATACTCGTTCATACCGTCGATTTTCGCCTTCATCAGGATTCGGCCCATCTCGGCGGCATCGCCTTCGGCTTCGGCGGTTTTGTACTCTTCGCTGCCCATGGCGTCGTTCATGGCATCGCGAATGTACTGTTCTTTGGCATTTTCCAGCGAGGCCTTCCAGGCGCCGATCGCGGTGTAGGCCTCCTGCATTTCCTGGCCGCTGTCACCGGTGAGCCATTCCTTCTGCGCCTCAAGGCCCTGCATGCGCGTCTGGTTGTAGCCCTCGCCCATGGCGTTATCGAGCTCCTGCTGCAATCCCTCGATGGTGGATGTGATACCGCTGAAGGTCTTGGACTGCGCAGCCATCGATCCGGCAAAACTCTCCGAGAGCGCGTCCAGAATGATCCTGGCAGCGTCCTGACCGGCAACTTCACCCTTGGAGATCATGCTGTACATCGTGCCCTGATCCACGCCGTAGGCGTCAGAGAGCATCCCGACCGCGCCGATACCGCGGTCATTGAGGATGTTGAGGTATTCGAGTGTCGTCTTGTTGCTGCTCTTCATGCGGCCGATGGCGGTAGCCACGGCGGTCATATCACTCGTAGACTGGCCGAGCGCCGCGCCGGCGTCGCCGATGGTCTGCAACACCGGCAGGATGCTGTCCGCATCGTAGCCGTAGGTCGCGAGCGTCTTGCTCATGCTCGTCAGGTCGTCATAGAGAAACGGCGTCGAGTTGGCCATGCCGACAAGGTTGGATAGATAGCTGTCCGCGGTCTCTTTGCTGCCGAACAGCGTCGCGAAGGAAATTTTGTCGGTCTCGCGCCCTGCGGCGATCGAGCTGCCGCTCGTCAGCGACTCGCTCTGCGCGTCCAGCTGCTCCTGCACAGCGTCCTGCACATAGGACTTGAAGGAGGAATCCTGCGATTCGTAGCTTTGCAATGCACCGGAACCAAGACCGACTAAACCGCCGATCCCTGCGCCGACCAACGCGCCGGCCGGACCTGCGACCATAAACCCGGCAGAGGCGCCCGATGTTGCCATAGAAAGCGCATTGGAAAAGAGCATTCCGCCCTCATTTCCGAAAGCGCTTCCTGCAAGCGTTGTAGCTCCTTGAGAAAGAAGCTGCTTTGCACTGTCGGTGATCCCGCTGATGGCAAGCGCCTGAACAACACTTTTACCAAAATTCGCAGCTCCGCCACCGCCACCGCCGCCAGAGCGATTCTCCAGCTTAGAGATCGCCTTCTCTGTATTTCGCGCTTCTTTGGTAACGGCGTTCAGGTTACGGACAACATTGTCGTAGTTTGCCTGCGCCAGCTCCATCTTCAGGCCGTCCGCGGCGCTGTGAGTCAGGTCAAACTGCTTTTCAGCTTCCTTGAGAGCTTGCTGCGCTTTTTTGGCATCAAGCTTTAGCGTATATTTGTTTTTGTTGAGGGCATAAAGACCCTCTTCCAGACTGTCTACGTCGTCACTGAAAGCCTTGGTCGTTTTGGATAGCGTTTTAAGAACATCGGAATATCGATCGGTGGCTTTGATTACAATGGATGTTTCCGGCATTAAATCACCGCTTTCTGTTGACTTTGTGATAAAAACGCATATAATGAACGGAAAGAAGGAGGTTGTGTATATGTTTTTCCTCTTTTTGCTGAGTTTTGCTGCTGCTGTGTTTTTCGGTGTGCGATGGTTCAAGTCACATTCCTTTGAATACCTTGACGGTGTGAGGTTTTCTGAACAGCTTGATGTTGACTTTTGGCTTTGTATGGCCACTGTTGCGCTTGCCCTGTTTTTGGGTGCAGCAACCTTTTTACAATGAAACAGAAGTACGGAGCGTGATACCTATGACGAAGACATCTATCATCACAATAGCAGTCTCCCTTCTGATCGCTGTATTGCTTCCGTTTTCCTTTTAGAGTCTCAGCCGCCCGAGGGGGCGGCTTTATTTTTTACCCCGCGTGATCTTGATGGCTTTGCTGCGCGGCGCAGGGCGGTCGCGTGCGGTTGCTTCATAGGAGGACAGCGCCCAGATGAGGTCCTTTTCTCCCTGCGGTCGGCCGTAGTAGTCACCCGGCAGGATGCCGTGCACGTGGAAGAGGTAATAGGCCAGCCCCAGCTCCGGGTCGCTGCCCTCCGTCAGGCGTTTTTTACTTTTTCGATGGTTGCGCGGCGATAACCGCTCAGACGTTCGACCTCGCGGCTCAGATCGGCGATCTCACCGGGCAGCAGCATCGCCTTGAGCGTCTCCGCCGGTGTGATCCCGCCGAATTTGTGCTGCAGCGGCGCGCTCTTCAGGTCGGGATCGATGCAGCCTGCCAGCAGGATCTGAAGCTCGGCGTCCTGCTCAAGACGTCTGACGTCCTGCACACGCCCGTAGGGCAGAGCCTGGAGCGTGAAGATGACCGGCGCGCCGGCTGCCTCGCTCAGGCGCGGGACCTCAAACTTGGCCGTCGGCAGGTTCTTCGCCACATTGATGACCTTTTCGCCCAGCAGCAGATCCAGCACAGACGGCTGCTCTGCGGCGTTCTGATTAACAATGGTATTTTCCATAATTCCCTCCGAATTTGACTATGCGCAGCGCCGCCGGTCTCCCGGCGGTGCTGCGCAATACTTTCAGGTGTCCAGCATCTGATAGTCGTTGAATGTGAACGGGGACTCGATCTGCCCGAGCTTGGCGGCCTCCCAGTCCGCGAGCGTCAGGTCGTCAAAGCTGACACCCATGAGCGCGATGCGCTGGTTGTTCGGGTTATCGGGGTCGTCCAGATTGCTGATGATCGTGTGGCGCAGGTCCTTGCCGGTCTTGAGCGCCTCGCCCTCCAGCTCAATGAGGCGGGAAGTCACGTTGTAGATGCGGATGGAGCCGGTACCCTTGGTGGATACGAGCTTGCTGTCCTCCATCATGGCGCGGCAGCGAGGAACGCTCTCCTTGGTCTTGCTGATCTTAGCCTGGCAGCCGTAGCACTCGGCGACCTGTTCGCCGTCGATCCACAGGCTGCCCCATGTGCCGCTGCGTACCAGCGCGGCGTCAATAGCTTCACTCATGTGTGTTTCCTCCTATCAGGCTGCAATGACGCTTGGGGAGACCTCGAAAACAATGGCGAAGTCTTCCATGGCGTCCATGATGTTACCGTAGAGCTTCAAAAACACCTTGCTGCCGGTGTTCTCCTTGATGACCTCATTGTCGCTGAGCTTCTTGATGCGCTCCGCCTCGGTGGCATCGTCGCCGGCGGCGGTGATGAGATACTTGCGCGTCGCGTCGGCGTCGAGCACCGCGCCGGACGAGCCGCTCTCCAGCACCTTGGAGTCCTCCAGACTCTTGAGGTAGTCCTGCATCGCCAGCAGCAGGACACATTTGTCATCGTAGGTGTTGGCGCACTTGCCGAAATAGTCGTCCTCGACGCTCGAGACGGCATAGTAGCGGATCAGGTCGATGGCCGCGGTCATCTTGATCTTCTTGAGCGCCTCGGGTTCCGTGTCGCCGATCGTGACCTTGCTGGTCACGGCGCGGCTCAGCTTGCGCACGCGGCCGTCGTCGATGATGAAGAGCTTGCCGGCGTCGACCGCTGCGTCGGGGTTCTCGGTCGCCGTCACGCCGGTCACCTCGCTCAGCTGCGCATAGGTCGCGCTGCACTGCGCGGGGGTACCGGCCAGCATACCCGCAATGCGCGAGCAGTAAGCCGCGGCAGAGAAAACCGTCTTGCCGCCGGCGACGATACCGGCAGACACAAAGTTGATGACGCCCTCATAATCCGCCGCAGTGTTGGGCAGTACCGCCTTGCCGATATAGCGCAGCTTGCGGCGCTCCTTGACGAGCGCGGCAAGCGCCGTGGCGTCTTCAGCAGAGATGTCGGGCGGGCCCGCGATGTAGTCATAGGTGTAGGCCGCCAGTGCACCGAAGCCTGCCGCAATCGTTCCGGCCGCCGGCACAACGGAGACGTACACAGCGCTCGGGCGGTTGATGTAGCCCATCAGTGTACGCTTGATGTATGCGATATTGTCCGCGCCGAGCGTCGTCGGGATATCGCTCTCCTGGCAAACGACGTGTACGCCGTTCGCTTTGGCATCGCGCAGGATCAGCGCGACTGCGCCGCGGGAAATGCGGGTGGATACCGTCTCCGCGGCTTTTTTCAGGGTAAAAGTGAGTTCAGGCAGTCCCATACTCATTCGCTCCTTTGATAAATTTCTCCGCCGTTTACCTGCACGGAGATCTGGTAAGAGTCCGCCGCCGGGATCTCCGGTGCGGCCTCTTCATTGCTTTCCATAAATTCAAAATTCAGCAGAATAGCGGCTCTGTCAACGTCCCGCGGCATGCTCTGCAGCTGCGGCAGCAGCCTGCGCGTTCCCACACGCAGGACCTGCATCATAAGCTTCAGGCACGCCGATACATCGTTGTTGAGCCTTGCCCAGCTGATGTCATAGTGCTCGTCGGCCTCATCGTGCAGTGTAAGCCGGATCTGTACATTCCGCTTCGTCATGCGCCGCGTGACCGGCGTGCGGTCGTCGCGCGTGACCTCGAGCCAGAAGGAAGGGCGATCATAGTCCTCCGGGCAGACGTTGATGTAGACGGTGCGCTCAGGCCACTTTTCCAGCAGACGCGCGTTGACGGCGTCCAGAATCTCCGTGCTGTTCATCCGTTCCCCTCCAGGTAGGCCATGGCCTTCTTCTCAATTTCTTGCGCGCCTCTTTCGGCGATCTGCGGCAGCTCAGCGGCTGTCTTGCTGTACATATACTTTCCTTTTACACGATTGGCTTTGAGTTTCTTGCCCATTGCTGGAACATACCGGCCTGGCGTTTGCGCGTGTCCGTTTTCCAGTGCGTTGGTTACATATCCGGCAGCATAACCTCTTAGCTCGGTTTTTGCCTTGGCGCGGACGGCTGCATAGCCTCCGCCGGAACCGACGTGCCGATCCTGCACATTCGCCACATAGCCCTGACCGCCGATGCGGCGGCGCACCGTGGAGAGCATCTCTCGTCCAGCCTCCTCGAAGAACTCGCTGCGCGCCTTCTTCATGGCCTCCGGATAGCCCTCCAGCTTTTTCTGGATCTCTTTCAGCCCGCTGATCTCAACGCTCTGCATTATGCCTCCCAGCTGCGCTCGATCACGTACTCGTTCTTGTATGGGTCAAGGTCGAGCACCTGACGCACGGTGTATGGCGTTTCGTTCCCCTTCTGCACCAGATCTCCGGCACGCAGCACAATGACCTTCGGAGTCACCAGCACGCGCTGCTGCACCTCCGCGCGGTAGACGTCGTCCGCTTCATTGCGGAAGTATTTCTCCGTCAGGATGCCGGGGAATGTGAAGCTCGGAACGCTCACGGCGACCGGACGATTATAGGTGTCGCGTCCCGTCCGGTCCTGCGGCCGCGCCGTCAGCGTCACCGGCTCGCATACGGCCGCACGAATCTCCTGCCGGCTGCGGTCGTCCGACAGCACGATCGACGTCAGAAAGAGAAACTGATCACCCAGCCGCATAGCCCCGTGCAGCGTGAGTAGCCGGTCGGGCCGGATGACGATGCTTGCCCCATGTGCGCCAATGCCGACGCTCGAAAACAGATTGCTGCGCTCGTCAAAGCTCACGCCGCCCCAGCAGACGCGCCGCACCTCCCAGGTATAGGCAGCCTTCTCTTGGTCACTCCGAAGCTCCAGCAGCTCAAGGCGCTGCCGCAGATCATCAGCCAGCAGAGTGCCTTTCTGCGCCATTGCTCATTCCTCCTCAGAGCCGGTACCCGAATCGGATACCGGCTCGCTCAGCTTCAGCTGGTTCATCATGCGGCGAAAAGCGGGATTGTCGGCAACCACCGTGCCGACGAAGCTCACATCGCGCCGGTCGTACATATCGAGCACCAGATAATTGACGCACAGGTCGTACTGTGCCGCGCGCGGGGATCCGATCTCAGGCTCGCGAATGCCTGCGGTCTCCATGTACCCGGTCGCCGCGGTGAAGAAGCCGTCGAGCAGCGCATCGTCATCATCTACACGGCAGTACTCCGCCAGCGCCTTCCGGCGGTCATCCGTCAGACCCATCGGTTATCAGCTGCCGCTCTTCGGCAGCGTTGCCACCACAAAGCCCTTGTCGACGATCAGGTTGCCGCCGATCATCGCGTCGCCCAGGATCGTGAGCATACGCTCCTCACCCTTGATGCTCTTATCCACGCGGACGGTGAAGTCGCCGAACAGGCCGAGCTCGTAGTTGCCCGGGTCGCCGTAGAGCATCGTCTGGATCGCGGCGCTGGCAGACTGCGTCGCACCGGACAGGCTCGTCAGGTCAGGCAGGATCGTGTACGGAATGGACGTGCCGCCGTCCTCAATGATGCCGACATTGGGATTACCCGCATCAGGGCGAACCTTGAATACACGCTCCTTGTCGCCGTTGCGCAGTTTGCCGATGGCTTTCAGGTCTGCCTTGGTCAGGTAAAGGCGCGCGTTCTGGCCTACAGCGTCATCGCTGCCGTAGGCGAAGAACAGATCATCGAGAATGTTCTCATCGATGGCCGTCACATCGACGGAAGTGAAGATCGCGTTGCCCGCCGTGTTCTTAGCGTTCTTGATGCCGTACATGTCGGGCGATGCCTGGCCGTCGCCGTTGGCGATCAGGCCGCAGGCCTTGCGGCGCATCGCACGCAGCGCCATACCGTAGATCTTGTCGTAGTAGCCCGCGGGGCTCAGACGCGAGATGTTGCGGTCAACGTAGCTCGTAGTGTTCAGCTCATAGGGGCTGATCTTGGCCACGCCGAAGGTCGGATCGCTCGAGGCGGTACGTGCCTTGCCAGCGTTGGTCGAAACCTTACCGCCCTTGGCGTCCAGTTCACTGATGACGTAGGGTTCCAGGAACGAACCCATACCGGTCAGGTCCTGCACGTAGACCTGGTCGATGATGGAGCTGACCATATTGCCAATACCGTCGCGGATGTTGCGGCCTGCGCCCGTCGGTTCCACCAGCGTGGTGGTCGCCAGCGTGACGGATTTGCTGGCGAGATACAGACCCTTGCGCACTTCCTGCGCGCTCAGGGCGATGCTGCCGCCCTTCATCAGGATATTGCCGCGCTCGGCGGCCTTGTCCTTTTCTTCGCCCGGATCGTCTTTGCGCTCCAGAAACTGGCGGTCCTGTTCGTCGATGAGGGCCTTGACCTCCGTGATCTCGTCGTTGATGTTGCCGATCTCGGCCATCTTGGACTTGTAGTCCTCGCGCTTGCCGTCTTTCAGCAGCGTTTCGGCCTCCGTCAGCATGCCGGCGCGCTTCGCCAGCAGGTCATTGTACTTTCTGCGCATGATGTATCCTCCTTAAAATCTCATTTTTTCAAGCGCGAGCGCGGCTTCGTCCTGCCAGCGCTCTTTATCGTCTGCGCCGCCCGGCGCATGGGGTTCTTTTCCCTCGGTACCGCCATAGCGCTTCGCTTTAACGACACCGGCTTCCGGCTGCGCAGGGACAGCCACAAGGCTGACCTCATACGCTTCACAAGCATCGACAAGGTCAAAATGGCAAATCTTGCCGTCGTATTCATGGCCGCCACGGTGTTGGCAGAGCGTCGTGCGCTGATCTGCGCCGCAGATGGAGCAAAGCACGTGCTGCACCGTGCAACCGACGCTGCATTCGCGTAAAATGCCGCCCTCAATGGCAGAGATCGTGTCTGCCATTGATTCTGTGCGCACGGTGTAGCAGCAGAGAATCAGGCGTTTGATGTCGCCCTCACTGCTCACATAAGCGTTGTAGATGCGCGCTGTCTGCGACTTGGCGCTCCAGTCGTGATCAAGCAGCACCGTCTTGCCGATGTACAGCTTTGCGAGCTGCTCCAGTGTGTTTTCGGTGAACCTCTCGTTGTCGCGGTCTACCTGGTTATCGCAGGCTGCCAGGCGGAAGGCGAACACTTCGTCTGCACTCAGCTCCCGAAGGGACTGCTTGTTGATGAGTGCAAGCTCTCTTTCGCTCAAAGCCTGCTTTTCAAGCCTTGCAGACTTGTAGATCATTTCCATGGGTTACTCCTCTCCGGCGACCATGCCGCCGTGTCTTTGCTTGCTCAGTTCCGGCCACAGATCAAGCGGCACGTAGCTGAGACTTGCCCGGCGTCGACTGCCGCCGGGGACATTCGGAAGATCTTCCAGCGCGGCAATATCGTCCGGCGAGAAAACGCTCAGTTCGCTCATCGCACGGTACCATGTGGCGCGGCTGGATGTGTCGCCCTTGAGCTCCGCCATCATGTTGATGCGGATCTCAAGTCCCTTTTTCAGCTCACTGTCGGTCAGCAGTTTATAGGTCTGTTCTTCTTCGTACTGCGTCACAATCGGGTGGAGCGTACCAACGACATATTCGATAGCGTTTTGCTCATTGGAACCGTAGGCCTGCTTGCCCTCGTTCAGCTTGTACAGCGGGACACCGAAGTAGCGGGCAATGTCCTTGACGGAGATCTCCTTGTTTTCCACAAACTGCGCGTCGCGGTTCGAGCTGGCGATGCTCGTGTATTTGAGGCCAAGATCAAGGATCGCCGTGCGATGCGCATTGCTTGGCCCCAAATGAACCTTCTCCCATTCGCTGCGCAGCTGATCTTTCAGCGTGACAGGAGAACCGTCAGGACGTGTCAGCACACTGCCGTGCTCATTCTTGGCGTAACCGCGGAGATCGGCGTCAGTCTCCAGCACGCCGCCGGGCTGCCCGCCATTTTGATAATACGAAGCGTCGTACTGCTGCGCTGCGCGCGCCGCGGCAATGACGTCTTCCGCGCGCGACAGCGTTCCGATGCCTTTCAGTCCGTTCCGCGTGGCGTTCTTATAGTGGCAGACATCTTCATTCGGCAGTCGCATCAGTTCGCCAGTGAGAGGATGCGTGATGTCGTACCAGATGCGCCCGATCTCGTCGTGCCACTGCTGTACGAGCTGCCAGGGCACGGGAATAAGCTCCTTTGGCAGACCGGTCGACGGATCACGGATGATCCAGTCATACCCATTGCCTCCTTCCAGACGGCTGGTCTCCAGTACCTTTTTGCGCACAAACGGCGTCATTGCCTCGTTCGGGCGGACATTGAGCAGATACAGAATATCGTGCGATAAACGCTCACGGCTGCGGTTATCAATCACAAAGCTCGGGAGCTTCGCCATGCTGTCGCTCAGGATCTCAATACAGCGATCCACGGCGCTCAGCTTTCTTGCCACGCTCTGCACATCTTCGCCAGCGGCCAGGCCGCCGGTAGAGGCAAGTGTACCGACTGTGACAGCTTTTCTGGTGGTAGGCGACCGTGCGGTAGCTGCGCGGAGCCCTTTAATAACGCTCATTCAGATTCGTCATTCCCTTCCTCATCGGTATCGTCATAACCGTCGAGCACAGCGCCCGCAACAAGCAGGAGACCTGCTGTGATCACTCCGGCCGGAACGTAGATCATACCGGCACCCAGTGCAATCAGCGCACATCCGAGCACCAGAGCGGCGCATTGCGCCGCAGCAGCATATTTTCTCATTCTCTCATCCTTACAAACTGAATCCCGGCTGGCTGACAGCCTCGGCGAGGTCGTGCTTTTGATTTTTTGCAATCATCCACACCGCCATCACGATGATGCTGGCGACCGTCGGGTCGATGCGCCCAATCGAGCGGTTTTTCAGCGGTTTGATATTGCCGTTTCCGTCCTCGTGGCACCGGACATTGCCAAACGTCCAGCGGAAACACGTATTGTGCACATGCAGCAGCGTATGCCGCTGCATCATGTCGTCCATTTCCTTCATCGCGGGACTCATATTCTTCAAATCCTGCGGGATCTCAATGGTGTTGACGATAGGGGAGAGCCTCTGCGTGATGGTTCGGCTCAGATACGGGTCAAATCCGATCATGCGCAAGTCGAATCGCTCGCGCGCCTCGCGGATACGGGCCTCAATATCGTCATAATCGTTCACCGTGCCGGGACACAGTGTCAAAAATCCGGCTCGCGCCCAGTCCCGGTAGGGGACATGGTCCCGTTTTTCGGCTTCGTCGACCGTTGCTTCCGGCCTCCAGATGCCATAGGGCCAGATCACGGCAGTGTCAAGCCCGGGCTGGGGAGGGAAGAGCAGCACAAATGCTGTCAGGTCGCGGCTCGTTGACAAGTCGACGCCTCCGTAGCAGATCATGCCGTCCAGCTGATGCAGGAATTCCTCTCGCGCGGCCTTCTTGCTCGGCCCCCACTGTGTTTTGTCATACAGGTTGAGCGAGATCCAGCCGACCGCTTTCGTCGTGATCCACTGATTCAGGCGCAGCCAGCGGAAAAGCCGCTCAGCAGCCTCGCTTTTTTGGGCCGCCATGGCCTCCATGCGGACGTTGCGCATGCTCAGATGCTTGCCCAGCGAGGGATTGCACAATTTCCACAGGCTTTCGTCCCAAATGTCGATTTTTTCGAGGTCATCCGGATCATCACCGAAAAATGCCGTCAGACCGTACAGGATCGGCAGCCAGTTTTCCTCATCGCGCTCAAGAAGCTCCTGCTCCGCGTCGGCAAGGTCCTCATCCGCGGCATGCCTTAACGAGAGGACCTTGCGCGCGTCACCACCTTCCTCCTGGATGCGGCGCAGCTGCCGGGCGTCGCGGATCGCGACAGCCTTATCATGGATCTCCCAGCCAATGCTGCCGCGATCCGGGTCATCACCAGCTGTTGTCAGCACGATCCATACCGGTTGACGGCGGGAAGCGCCGGCTGCGCCGGTCATGATATCCCATAGCTCGCGGGACGGCTGGGCGTGCAGCTCATCAAAAATCACGCAGCTCGGCTTGTAGCCGTGCTTGCTGTATGCCTCGGCGGAAAGCACCTGCATCACGCCGATGGTGACCCACTTATATCCGCCGTTACCGGTCTTGATCCGGCGGCGGTACTCGATGCGCTTGCGGCTCTCGGTGATCTTCAGCTCGCCGCGTGCGACCATTTTTGCTGTCCACGGCGCGCTCGTCGCCATGAAGACCGCCGCATTGTAGACGATCGAGGCGTTTTCCTTGTCCGCCGCGCAGATATAGACCTCGGCATTCAGTTCGCCGTCGGCAAACAGGTGATAGGGCCCCAGCGCGGCCGCAAGCTCGCTTTTGCCATTTTTCTTGGGGATCTCAAGATAGAGATACCAGTATTTTCGCAGCCAGTCCGCATTAATCGGGGCAGGGAGGTCCTTGGTGTCTGAATCGGATACGAGCGTTCCGTAAAATTCCATCAAAGCACTGCGCTGCCAGTCATACAGGTTGAAAAGTTTGCCGGTATCGGTCGTCGGCAGCCGGCTGATAAAGTCACAGACAAACTGCCCGGCGGTCTGGTCGTATCGCTCAGCCACCGCTTGCGCTCCTGCTTAGGGCACTGTCTTGACGGCGACGGAGCATTTCGGTGAACTCATCCGTCCCGCCCTGGTCGCTGGCAGCTGCGCCCGCCGCGTTGACAACTGCGGTCGGAACAACGATCCGGCAGCGAGAGGTGACGGAGAGCCCCATCGCCTCGGCACACTGGCGCGCCTGCTTGAAATAAGCGCCCTGGATGCTCGTCCATTCCTTGGCGAGCTTTTCGTCGTTCTTGCTGATGGCCGCTGCCGCTTTCTTGTCGGCTTTGGTCCAGCGCTCGCGGCAAAGAAAATACTGCCCGAGAACATCGCGGTCGAGCTCGGCATACAGGCCGGCGCCGTTGAGCATCTCTCCGATCTCGCAGTATTCCGGCCGAAGTCGTTTTGGCAGCCACTTGGGCGGAGTGACTTCGTCTGCCGGCGGCATGTAGATCTCGCGATCACGCCGTTCGTCAGCTTCGGCCTGCGTCAGGTGTTTCCGGCCATTAGCCTCCACCAGCGCTGTCGGCTGTCTCTTTCCGCTCATGTTCTCACTTCCTTCTCGTTGTTCCCCGTGGGGAAAATTTCTCGTTCGCAGGAGGCCTCGCGGTTATGGCACGCTTCGTCGAAACTTCAAAACCCCGGCCACCCCTTCGCAAGGAATCCCCGCGCGACGCTCCTGCGACGCGCCCGAGCGCCCAAGCCTACCGCCTCAAGCCTGCGCGGCGAGGCTTCGAGCGCCTGCGGTTTTCGTACATTTCCCGCGCTGTCTTGCGGCTGTGGCAGCTGTGACACAGGCTCTCGAGATTGCCGCGGTCACAGAACACAGCCCAGTCGCCCTTGTGGTCGACGATGTGGTCGACGTCGGTAGCACGGACGCGCCTGCCGGCTCTGGCACACTCGCGGCAGAATGGCTCACGCATTAACTGCGTCGGGCGGAGATCCTTGCGCCACTCATCGGTGAAGTACATCCAGCGCCAGGACTCGGCCTCAGCGCTGCGCTGTCCTGACCGCTTCGGCGGTTGATGCTTTGCGCAGTATCCGTCGCTCACGAGCTCGTAGCATCCCGGATATCGGCACGGTCGCAGTGGCTTCTCGCTCACGGGCTATCACCTCCGGAAAAACAAAAAAGCCTGCGCCGACACAAACTGCTCTCGCAGATCATGTGGCGCAGGCTCTCAGGCACAGGCACTCGTCGATATTCACGATAGACTCTTTTCCGCAGACCTTGCAGTACACGGTCAGCGACCGCGCTCGGGTCTCGGGATTGAGCCGAAGGACTTTTCCTCGACCGCATCGCGGGCAAAGGAGCCATCCGTTCTTTGTGTCCAGTTTAGCAGTTTTCGCTTCGGTTTGCAATGCCTTTTCCCCACTTTCTCTGGTTTGTCCGTAAATATTCATAAGGTTTCAAGAATAAGAAATCAATATCTAAAATAAAAGCACTATTTTTAGTAGCTCAAATACTTGCTGTATGAGTACACGCCCCAGTCGCTTTTTGCCTCGTTGTACTCGAGCGGCAAGATGACCGCATCCCGCGGGACGTAGATACGGCCGGTCTTGCTGGTCTTGACCTCTGGCAGCGGCACTTTGGGCTTGAGCGTCCGCGACGGCCCCCATGGGTGCTGCCCGACCTCCGGCCGCTCTTTGGTAAAATATCGGGCGAGCCTGCGGTAGGCGTCCTCTTGCAGGATCTTCTTTTTTGTGTATGGTACATCGTAGGCCTCGCCCCAGTCCCACAGTCGCCGCACGAGCACCGCAGGATACTCGCTGTTGCGCAGAAAAACGTGAATGTGCAGGCTGTCATGCAGCCCCTCGATGCGATAGACGTAGTCGACCGGCTTGCCGCTGCCCCAGCGCTTGAGGCGCTTGAGGTAGGTGTTCCAGATCTGTTGTACCTCTTTTCGATTCGCCGGTAGATTCTCCGGCGCGAACGTCAGCGAGTGGAAAACGCCGTCGTATTCAAAGAGCGCAAGCCGCAGCTCCAGCTTGTCGACGGTCGTGCGGCTCATTGCCGGCCCGCAGCGGGAACGGATGCACTCGCCGTTCTTCCGCAAAAAGCACGCACGATCCGTCGAAAACACCTTGACCAAAGGGCCCGCCCGCTGCTTTACGATGCAATATTCATCCATACAGATGACTTCCCAACATTCCGGAAACAGCGCCGGTCATATCGCCCTCAATAACGGTATTTTTCAGCTGCTTGTAGTAAATCCGCAAAAGTTCAACGCATAATCTGTTCATAATTCGTATATGCGAAGTTCTTCCGTCGCACGCGTCTGCCTCCCGCACTGCAGCATTTCTATCAAAGCCAACGCTCATCAGCAACTTAATCATACGTTTCCTTTTCATTCGGCCCACCGCAGCTTTCTCTCGACCCACTTCCACAAGTTTTCAAACGGATGCTCCACGGCATACTTAAATGCCGATGCGTACTGCACACCCACATTTTTCGCAACTGTCAAATCATGCGTCAGCCGCGACGCCTCCGCGTTCGCCCGCCCAAGCGCCGCCTCAGTATCGGCGAGCTTTGTGCGCAGGTCCTTGCTTTCCGCAATCGCCGCGTTTCTTTGATCGGTCATCGTCTCAACATTTACGCGCTCACGGCGCAGCTCATCAGCGTCTTCCTTTATCCTTTGGCGCTGTACCTCTGTAACGTTGAAGGCGTTGTTAAACCGACCATGCCAGTATTCTGCATTACCCGTTGCGTCTCGCGCTTGATCGCGCAACTCATTTTTCTCGGCAACACACTTGGCAAGCGCGTCGTTCTGTTCTTCAATTCGTTTACTTAGCGCGGCGATCTCCTCGTCGGCCCCTGCGTTGGCCTGCCACGCCGTTTCCAACATGTTGAGCATTTGTTCCTTCGTGGTCTTCTTCAGGTTGATTTTTTGCATGTCAATCTCCTTCCATTGTCATTTGTTGATACTCTTCCACGCGCTCGACCTTGACCACGCGCACGCCGCCGTACTTTTCAAAGTCCATCGCTACTTTTTCCTTGATCCCCTGCGGATCCGCATCATCCGGCGCATCAAGCGCCAGCGTCACCAGGAATCTCATTCTTCATCGCCTCCAATGCTTTCTCCGCCTCCTCGCGGGTGAGGAATACGGTCTTGCCGATGTCAGCACCATCATTACGCAGACGATACGCGCAGAACCCGTCCGGCTTACGATTGCACGTTGACATACACAGATTATCCTCATCCGTGCAAACAGCTCTAATGTCCGGGGCTTCAAGCTCCATTTCTCGCGGCACATTGTCACGGCCAGTCACCCACACCGTATCTCCCGGCTTGCACGGCGACACCACCAGCCGACCGTCCTTGTCGGCCTCGGCCAGTTCGCGCAAGCGATTGAGCAATGCAAGCTGCTCCGTCAGCGTTTTCGATTCTTCCAGCGCGTAATCAAACAGGTTTCCCAACGCGGTTACTTCTTCCGGAGTCCGCCCCGTGTCCTCGTAGGCGGCGAGGCGGTCCATCATCTCTCGGACACCTGCGGGTTCAACCTCGCAAGGAATCTGCCCGGTCGAGTAAGGATTTTTCGCGCCAATGTAGACCACAACGCCGTTAGTCCTTCTTGTCAGTCGCTCCATTACTCAACCTCCGGACCATCCGGCAGCGGCCTCCAGTGTGTGATTTTTCCGTCCTCAAGATCCTCCTCGATCCAATCATCGCACATGACCGTCCCCATTAAGATATGTCCATCCCGGTAACCAACCAAGATATCCATGCACTGATCCGGCAGCCGTTCCGTCACCGGCACCCACTTCTCCCGCTCCTGCAGCACCGCGATCTCCTCGGCATACCGCGCGCAGCGGTCAACTAACTTCTCGATCAGATCCGCAGCCTCATCCTTTAGGGCCATTATGCACCCCTCTTTGCTCAGCAAAGGGCATCCAGCACAATGCTTTACGTCGCATCTTCTCAGCGTCTTCACGATCTCTTCGTTTTTCATTTTTCCCTCCTCGGCCCATAGCCTAATTGCTTGATCTCCGGATAGCGCTCTGCAAATGAGTAAAACTGGTTATCCCCGATATATCTGAGCGTCGCCCGGTCAAGTCTCTCCTGGTAGACGTCCGACTCGTCGGTGCTCTGCATCGCTGGGAAATAGACGTCATATGTCTCGCCCCACTTTTCCGCGAGGCGGCTGAGGCGGTCATAGCCCCAGCCAAAGTCCTCGTGCATCGTGATCAGCAGCGTGTCCAGCATGTACTGCTTCATCGTCCGCTGCATCATGTCCAGCAGCACTTGCGTTCTCCCGTCTCTCTGCTGCAAATATCCGGATCGCTTCATTTGACCTCCTGGCCAATGGCAATGCCATCATAGTCTTGCTTTTTCCATATCGCTGAGTCCGAAAGCATCCCCGCTGATAACGCCAACCGAAAAACCTCTGCTACATCCGGCCTGCTTTTTGCGAGCATGCTATAAATGCCATTTGCCAGCATTGCCGCATCTGCAAGATTCTCTTTGAGCGAGCCTCTAACATTCATTTCTAGTATCTGCCCGTCTTCGATTTTGTAGTGGATCATTTGTTTTCTCCTCTCTGTCTCTCGCTGATCAGCAGCCAGCTGTCGCACTTGCACTCGACAATATCCTGCACCGAGATCCCTGCATCGGTCGAAATAAACGGGTACTGGTCGCTCACGCTCCCGCAGCACCGCGCCGTCAAGTAAGCGCTGCCGCCCAGCCCTGTCGGATAGCTCAGCACGACCAACGCGCCTTCCTCCGGCCAATGCTCTGCGTCCAGCGGCAACCATTCCGGCGAGCTCACCGTCTCGGGCTGTGCGGGATCGTCCGGGTACAGCGTCCAGAGAACGACCTCATCCCAATCGGCCCATCCGCTTTTCAGCCTGCCGTTGACGTATACGTCCTCGTCTGCTACTCCGTTTTCGTCGATAAAAACGATGTGCGCGCCCTCCGGCGGTTTAACGCCCGACTCATGCCACACGAGCGAAAGCGGCGTTTTACCTTCGCCACACCTTTGCTCAACGGTTGCCTTTGCCGTTTTGCTGCTTGGCGATGGGCCGTCCTGCAGCCGCATGGCGGCGAGCATATCCCACACGGTTGCCCACGGACGCAGAATGCGCTTTCCATCCTTGCCGTATAGCTCCAACCCCTTAGAGGTCCCATCAAATCCACCCTCGCTCGACCCGCCGCCGGCCCACCGGAATCTGGTTTTCAAAGCCAGAATACCGGATTGCCGATCGGCACAGTCCCGCAAGGTCTGTTCGAGGCTATCGCGCATGTATGTCAACAGCTCAATGTACTTTTCGTCCTCCGACGCCTGCACGCCCGCCTCACGGCTCTTGACGAACTCCTGCACGTCCTTGATCGTGTAGCTCCGGCGATTGTCGATCACCCAGTCCAGCAGCCGATACTGCGTATTGTCATCCATGCGGGCGATTTCCAGCGCGGCCGCCTCCGGGATGTCGCCCGCCTCCCACTTGCGCACGATCCCCGGGACCTTGAGCCCGCGCTTGATCGCGCTCAGGTTGGCGAGTTTGGTCTTGTTGACCTGCATCGCCTCGGCTACGCGGTCTCGAATGCGTCCCGGCAGTTCTTCTCCTGCCTCGCGGCGCTTGATGTAGATTTTCGTCAAGCGCTCTGCCTCTTCTGCCAGCAATGCAGGAGACTTCACGCGCTGTCGGTTCGCCTCGATCACCGCGCACTCTTCCTGCTCAGTCGTCATGCTCGGTAAAACCCGACACAGGACGCGCTGGAACCGCTCGGCAACAGCGGTGTCCTTATGGGCTGACAGCAGCCGCACTGCGTTCATCCGGCTATGACCGGAGATCAGCCGGTACTTTCCTTCCCCCGCGGGCACTACGGTTGGAGGCTCCAGCAGGCCGTTTGCCTGAATAGATTCCATCAGCTCGGCGAGCTTTCCGTTGTCCGGTCTCGGATAAAAGTTCAGCGGGTTGTCAAGGATGTCGTCAACCGCGATCTCCCGCGTCGTGTCCGATTCGGGTACGCCCTCAACCGGCGCGAGAAACTCGCTCATGTCAAACTTTCCCTTAGCCATTGACCGCGCCTCCCTTGCTCAGATACTCCCGCGTAAAATCGTGATACGCCTTTGTCGCGGCATCCTTTGGCGCATATCCTCTCAGCGTCTTGCTCGCGTTGAGGTTGGACATGCTTGCCGGCACGGAAGCCCGCAGCGGGATTGCTGCCTCAAATGCCGGAATGCCGCTCACGCGCAAGGCCTGCTCTGCGGCCTCCTGGATGCGCGTACCGCGCCGCTTGGTGATCAGCGCGCCCGCGATACGCAGCCGTGGATTGACCGTGCGCATGTTGGCGACCTGACTGCGGATCTCGCCCGCGCCGTGGAGCGAAAAGCCCTCCAGCTCGACGGGAATGATGATCTCATCTGCAGCGCCCAGTGCCGCCACCGTGGCCGCATTGTAGGCGGTCGGGCAGTCGATGAGGATATAGTCTGCGCCCTCATCCTCTGCCACGGCAAGGCAAAAATCACGGATGCCGTTTTTTGCCAGCCGCTCGCCGGTCAGGGCGGCAATGTCCGCCTTCGGCAGCTCCGCGCTGGCCGGCACGATCTTCACGCCCTCGACGGGCGTGTCCTGCACCAGCTCATCCCAGCAGCAGCCGGTCTCGCCAGTCAGCACCTCGTAGGTCGTGCCGCCGTGGAGCGTGTCCGCGCGAAAAATGTCGCTCAGGTTGCACTGCCCATCTGCGTCCATCACGATGACGCTTTTGCCCGCGGCCGCGAGCTCGGCAGCGAAGTTGATCGTCGTGACCGTCTTGCCGACGCCGCCCTTGTAGTTCATAATCGCAATCGTTTTCATTTTGTCCTCCTGTTATTTCGATTTGCGCAGCCGCTTTGCCGTCTCGTACTGGTAGCTGCCCATATCCTCAAATTTCTTTTTCTCGTCTTTGATCTTCGCGTTTGTCGCATCAAGGTTCGCTTTCCACGCGAGATAGTCAGGGCATTTGTCCTGACACGCCGGATGACGGCGCTCGCACATGTAGCACTTGCTGTTGACTTTCTTTCTCATGCGCCGCCCTCAAAATTTGAAGCACTCGCGCATCGTGTACCCGAAGACCTGCGCCTCCACCAGAAAGAAATGGTGCAGCTCGTTGATCCACACGATCCTGCCGCGCACCTTCTTCCGCTCTCTCGTGCTCTTGGGGTTCTCTTTGCCGTCCAGATTGCAGTACGCGCAGGGCGTCCAGGCGATTGGCTGTCCAATATACGGCATGATGTTTCTCCTTTCTCTACCGGCGCTTTGCGCCGCTCATGCGCTCATTGCGAGCATTCCGCTCGACGAGTTTCTTGTCTTCCTCGACCTCGCGTGCCGATGTCATCGTCATCGGCGTAAAGGTCTGCTTGTCGCCATCGAACCACAGCAGCGTCCGCAGCAGCAGGCCCTCTTTGTTCTTCACGATCCGCAGAAATCGGGACGTTGTTGGGTTATAGTCCCCGCCCTCGACGGGGCGGTAGATCATGAAGATCATGTCCGCGTCCTGCTCCAGCTGGCCGGACTCCTTGAGGTCGCTCATACGCGGCTCATTCTGCTGCGGCTTGCCCTTTTTGGGCGTCACGGCGCGATCCTCGCGCGTCAGCTGCGCCAGCTCGATCACGAGCTTTTTGCGGCTCTGGGCGAAGGCGTGCAGCTCGCGGGAGATCTCCGCTACCTGCTCGCTGCGCATGATGCGCGTCGAGCTTGGCCGGATCAGCTGCACGTAGTCGATGACGACCACGTCGAAGTCGTAGGCCTCGGCAGCGCTCGTGATGTCGCTCACGCTCCATCCCGCGGCCTCGATCAGCGTAAACTTGAGCGCGGAGGCTGCGGCGCTCTTGGCCGCGAATCGCTCCCAGTCCTTGTCCGTCAGCTCGCGCCGCTTGATGGCCGTAAAGCTGATATCGTTGAGCGCGGCGACCACACGGTCCGTCACCTTGCGCCGGTCGGTCTCGAGTGAAAAGAAGCCCACACGCCACTCCCGCGCCATCCGCAGCGCCATCTGGAGGGCCAGCGCCGTCTTGCCGTCGCTCGGGTACCCGCCGATGATGACCACATCGCCCGGCTGCGTGTATGTACCGGCGTCCACCTCGGCGAGACCATAGCGGACGTACCGCACCGGATCTTTGGCTGTCTGCCGCGCCGCGAAGTCCTGGATCATGTCCTCCATCGTGTAGGCCGTGATCTGACGCCCGCCGCTCTGCTCCTGCTGGAGCTTCGCCGCCAGCTCGCGGCACTCCTGCGCCGTGCCGGCTGCGGCCACCTGCATCGCAATCTCCTGCATGCGCCGCATGCTGGCCTGCTCGGCCATGATGGCGGCATACTCGCGCCAGTTGGCGCTGGTCGTCGTGAGTTGATAGAGCTGCGCGAGATAATCACTCGATTCTTGGCCTACCTTATCGCGGATCGTCACCGCCGTTACCGGCTTAGCCCGCAGGTACAGATCCCGCGCCGCGCGAAAGATCTTCCGGTTGATCTCGATGCCGAAGTCCTGCTCGCGGACAGCGAAGAGCACATCCTTGACGATCTCGGGGGCATAGATCAATGCTCCGATGACCGCAGTCTCAGCTTCCAGCCCGGGCTGCACCTTCGTCGTGTTTGCCATGCTCACACCCCCCAGCCGAGCGGCAGCGACGCGCTGCCCTCTGTCCTGACGGTCGGAATCTCATCCGGCTTGAGCTCGTAGACGGTGAGCCAGTTGCTCGTCGTAGCCTTATCCAGCAGCGCGAGCTTCATCTCGCGTCGCCCACCGGACAGCTCGTCCAGCTTGCGGAGGATACCGTTCATGGCGCGCTCGGTCTTCACGGTCTTCTGCCGGTTCAGCTTCGTCCGGTTTTCCAGCAGCCCCATAATCGCCTCGCGCAGCTCCTCGTCGCCGCCGCAGTATTCTGCAACTCGCTTTTCGACCTCCGCGGGGGCTATAGGGGTTTGTTTCTTTTCTTCTTTGATTAGTTTATTATTTATTTGGGTCGGAAAACCCGATGACGGTTTTTCCCGTTGTCGGGTTTCACCGTTGTCGGTGTTTCCCGACAACGGTGGCGCTTCATCCTGCAAAACGTAGACGTTTCCGGCAAAATGGCCGTTTTCGTCGTGCGTCTGCTCGCGGGTGAGATAACCAACTTCTTCGAGCTTGCCGAGCAGCCTGCGGATCGTGTCTTTGCTCACGCCCACATAGGCCGCGAGGCCCTTGACCGAGTATTGCCACCCCTCCGGCAATCCGACCATAATGGCAAGCAGCCCGCGCGCATCCAGCGGCAGGCGCTTGTCCTCAATGGCGGATTTGTAAAGCACGGTGAAGCTCTGCTTGCGTCCGGATTTGATGATCCCTTCGCTCATGTCTGCACCCCCGTTTTGATGGGATTGAGCGTCACGCTCTCGCAGCAGGTGATCAGGCGCTCGCACAAGCCGACATAGTCCTCCACGCGCTGCTGTGCCTCGGCACTGGACGGTAGGGGAGAGGTCGTCCCATCATAGATATGTTTTTCTCGATTTTCTTTTGCCATAAGCATTCCCTCCACCGATGTATTCGACAAAGTCAAAGAGCTTTGTCACCGTCACACTCACGCCGACGACCACGAAGAAAAGAGTCATGCCGCTCATCGTGCATACACCCCCTTTGATAAAACGGGGCTTGCATTTCCACGCGAGTGTGATATACTATTTTTGCAATCGTTTTCAGGTTTTCCTGAGAGCACAGAACGCTTCGACGCGCCAACGTCGGGGCGTTCTTTTTTTGCGCCGTCAGCATAGATGACCTGATAGGCCGCAGCGATGGTCTCGCGCAGATCAGCGACGATGGCGTCAAACTCGGGGCGCTCGCGCTCGTCGATGATGCCGTCCTCGGCGATTTCGAGCAGCGTGTAGATCTGGTCGGATGCCCGCCGGAAGCGGTTGGCAAGGGTAATGCTGGCTGTCGGTAACGGCTGGATATGTACGTCGGGCAGCACGCCCAACCTGTCGGTCGCTTTTGCATGCTCCAGCTCGAGCCAGGGGAGGTTGTAGAGCTCGGCCATGCGGTGCACGGTGTCATCGGACGGCGTGCGGCGTCCGCTCTCATATTGTTTCATACTTTCTGCGGAAAGTCCAAGTAGCTCGGCTGCCTCTTCCTGCGAAAAATAGGTAGCCTTTCTTGCCCTTTGGTATAAATTCGGGTACTCGGGATACATGGATTTACAGCTCCTTTCGTGATATGCTTTTAGTAGCGGATGGCTTCGCGCAGCTCATCGATGGGGATGTTCAGCGCGCGGCCGATGCTGCGCAGCTCGCACAGAGTGAGATCCTCCGGCTTGTTTTTGCGGGCATAGATCCTGGAGCGGGAGATCTTAGCTTTCGCCCCGAGCTCTTCAGTCGTCAGGCCGGCTGCCGCGGCAGTGCCCCAGATCAGAGCAACGATCTTCTCATTGGCGATATTTCGACCCAAGTTTGTTCTCGGCATGATGCTATCCTCCTAACTCAGTGTTTCGGGCAGTCTGCTCGGAGTTTCGACGGCGAAGAGTGCACTGACATCAACGCCGAGCAGCATTGCGAGCTGCGGCAGCTTGTCGGTGGTAGGCAGGGTGAAGCCGAGCTCCCATCTGCTGACGGCGACAGGGGAAATGTTCATCGCCTTGGCAAGGTCGGTCTGGCTCATGCCCTTCTTTTGGCGGAGTTCTTTGATACGGAGTTTGACCAATTTTGTTCCTTCCTTTCTCTCTTGATTTTTGCGGTTTGTCATGGTATTTTTGAAATGGGTGTTTATACCATAAGCAAAATATATGGATGGAGCGCAGGAGAGTCGAACTCCTGACACACGACGTGTGAGCGCCAGCCGCTCCGTATGGGGCAATTTCATTGATTGAAGAGGGGAAAAATTGTGGCTGATCTATCGGTATGGATACCTGCCGCATCTGCGCTTTTCGGTACGATCATCGGCGGCTGTATTACGAATTACGCCGCAAGTAAGCGGATCGATTTTGAGGCGCGTCAACTGCGCTACAACGCTAAGCTGAAAGCATACGGCGATTTTCTTACGGAAAGTCAGCGTTTCTTATTGAGCGTTGGAAAAGAGCATACCAAGAATCCCGATGATTTATCGGACGCCGAAATGGATGCTGGCATTTCGTATGCGAGTACCTACTCGGCGGCAGTATTGCATGCGCCGGAAAAAATGCGAGTCTTGATAGCGCAGCTTTACCTTGCCAGTTGTAATGCAGCAAAAACAGGAGAGCCTGGTTCAGTGGGCGAATTCTATGAGAAGGTTAATCAGGCGATGCATGAGGACCTGCGTAGGACCTTGGAGAGGAAGACTATCAGCGTCCGTATCAATCGCCTAATAAGTCAGTTGCGGAAGCAAGGCTGATCTCTCAGTCGAAGAGAATTTTTAGGACTAAGACACCAATGGCGGTGCCGATGAGTGTGCCCAAACACCAGGAAGCGATAGTCATTGCCGCACCTCATTTCTAAACTGTGACTTAATAATTAATGCGATATTGCGCATTGTCAATGCAAATTTTTGTCGATAGCATATTTTATGCGCAATCGACAATTGCATATAAGGAGAGGAATCCAATGGACAGGGAACTTCTTGTGCAAAATATCGAACAATACTGTTCCAAGAAGGACGTCAAGCCGACAAATGCCTGCCGCGACAGCGGTGTTGGTACGAGCTTTTTGACCGACATCAAGAGAGGAAAGACCCCATCTGTTGCGAAGGTGCAGATGCTCGCGCAGTATCTCGGCTGCACCGTGTCTGATCTGCTCGGCGAGCGGGCGGGGTCTGAATCGGACACCGTGAGCACCGACGAGCTGCGGCACCTGCTGGCCTACCGCAAGGCCCCTGCGCCGATCCGTGAGATCGTGGACACGGCGCTTAAGCCTTATGAGGCATAGGTGGATGGAGCGTAAGAGAATCGGACTCTTATCACACGACGGACGGGTTGCCTCAGAAACAGCCCTCGTGCGCTGAGACGCCACAAAACCCACCGCATACGATGTGAGAGCTGATATTAAGTTGTGATGTCGTGTGCGCACCAGCCGCTCCGTATGGATGAGGTGAAGGGGGCGAGGACGAGTCGAACGTCCTTCAGGCGGGTATCAGAGTAACGGAGAGTTTATCCACGGTTCCGACTGAACCATCACCCGACGCGCACCGGCCGCCCCGTATTCAGCTTTCCTTGGATTCAACGACGTACAGTCTGCCGCTGCGCAGAAAATAGATGCCGCCGATGCGCAGATCCTGCATGGTGAGATAGGTCTCGCAGCGCTTAGCGCGCCAGCAAATCTCAGCAGCGTTGTCGAGCTTGATCCTGCGGATTCGGTAGATCATCGTCGCACCTCATTTCTTGTGTTCACGAGAGGATCGGATATGCTTGAATGGATAACAGTCGTTGCGCCGTATATCGTGGCGATCATCGGCTTGCTCGGCGGTATTTGGGTTGCCGTCTGGAACAATAAAAACCAGTTGACGGCCGCTTATTTCGACCGCATGACTGCCGCGTATGAGCAGCACTGGAAGGCGTTTGCAGAATTTGTTTACGAGCCGAATGATGTGCACCGAAACGCCTATGTGGTTGCCGTCTATAACGCCGTACTCTATGCCCCTGACGAAGTAGGGCGAGGCGTACAGGCGCTTTTCGAGAAGACAATCGAGTATACCTCTTCTGGGCGGAACGATTTACGTGGACTCGATGTGTATGCCGGTACGCTTGAGGAGTTGCTGCGGAAGGACGTTGCGGAGTTTCGGGATCGGAAACAGCGTCCGCGATGACCGATTGCCCACGCTCCAGCAGGTGCAGCGGCGGTATCGAATCAGATTCTTGCCCGCGCCCTGTGTGTTCTCGGTAGAGACGCCAGACCAGAGGCGCGATGACGATCACCCAGATCAGCAACGCGATAGGTCTCATATCGCGCTCCTTTCGTACAGTCGCTTTTTTAACTGTGGCTTTATAATAAATCCGTAATTACCAATCGTCAAGACAGAAATGCGTAAAAATAAACTTTTATACGTAATCACCAATTACATATAAAGGAGAGTGATCCTGTGGACAGGGAACTTCTTGTGCAAAATATCGAACAGTACTGTTCTAAGAAAGGCGTTAAGCCGACAAATGCCTGCCGCGATAGCGGCGTTGGTACGAGCTTTTTGACAGACATCAAAAGAGGTCAGACCCCGTCCGTTGCGAAGGTTCAGACGCTCGCACAGTACCTTGGCTGCACCGTGTCTGATCTGCTCGGTGAGACGCCGAGCGCGCTGCCGGATGTGCCGGAAGGCCCGACCGAGCAGTTTCTAAAGTTGTTCTCAAGCCTCGACGACAAGGCGCAGAACGAGATCATCGCCGAGATGCTCAAGAGAAAAAAATAAAAAAGGTGCCCTGATCGGGCACCGAAAATAGCGAGGGGGATATTCTATGGGAGTAGGGATCAGCCTAACGGCCGAAGAACTCTTGACGGGAGAGAAGCGAGCATACAAGGGAAAGAGTCTTGTTTTATTTCCGGAAGACTACACCGTCGTTGATATCGAAACTACTGGATTTGACCCAATGTTCGATGCTATTATCGAAGTCGCTGGCATCAAATATAAGGGGAAGAATGAAGTTGATAGGTTTCAATCGCTTGTGAAACCGGACTATAATGAAATCCCAGATTATATCACTGAGTTGACCGGCATCACAAATGAAATGGTAGCAGACGCTCCGAGCATCAAAGAGGTGTTACCGCGTTTTCTCAAGTTTATCGGAGAGGATATCGTTGTGGGGCATAATGCACACTTTGATGTCAACTTTATTTACGACTATGCGGGATATTTAGAGCTGAAGCCGTTTTCTAATGATTTTGTCGATACGTTGAGATTGAGCAAACGACTGTACCCAGAGTTGAAGAGTCACAAGCTCTCGGCACTGGCGGCGCATTTGGATGTGGAGGCGGACGGTGAGCACCGCGCTTTTGCAGATTGTGTTACAACTCAAAAGTGCCTGAGTGCGATGGATGCTTATGCTGCGCAAAATGGCGGTATTCCTGCATTGGCGGAAGACCTTTATCGAAAGCTCTCAAAGTTGGTTGTTGCAGAGACATCTGACTTTAATGTTGATAGTCCCGTATATGGTCGAACTTTCGCATTTACCGGAACGTTGGAGCGCATGACTCGCAAAGAGGCGATGCAGGCCGTTGTGAATGCCGGAGGGCACTGCACAGATGGTGTTGTTGCCGAGACGAACTTCTTGGTGCTTGGCAACAACGACTATTGTAAAGCAATCAAAGACGGAAAGAGTGCAAAGCAGAAAAAAGCTGAAAAGATGAAGCTCAAAGGTTCGGATATAGAGACTATTTCCGAAAGAGTGTTCTATGATATGCTTGGGATCTAAAGGGGCCCAGATCGGACACCGAAAATCGTGCGCACGCAAAACATGCGTTCTCCGTTTGACGTGCGTATACGGCCAGAGGTATAATTTATACAGAGGGCGGGAGTGCGGCAAAGCTCCCCCCGCGGGAAAGGAGAGCGCAAAATGGATAAGGTGATCTGCCTCGGTATGACCGGTCATCCCGAGCCACGACAATAAAAAAGCCGCCCCTGAAGGGGCGGCAGATGTTCAACAGACTTGACAATTCAAAAACAGGCGGTTATACTCAAAGTAGAAAAAGGCGCTGCGACAAGCGGTTAGCCTCAGGAATTAGTCAAAGATTTTGACCGCTTACCTTGGCCGGGGGCGGTCATTTTCTTTTGCACATCTGGAAAACCAGAGTTGCAACGCCTATCAATACCAGCGTGTAAGCAAAAAGCTCACCGTAAGTAACCATAGACATCACCTCCCTTCCGGGAAGTGCTAACCGCCTGCCGTTCGTGCAGCGCCAAAAACAGAATAGCAGAGTCTCGTCGAAAAAGCAAGAATATTGTTGCAGGGGCGATAAATGCAGAGCGGCCATCGCCCGGAAGGACGACGGCCGCTCTTTGAGTTCTGCGCGCGAACTCCTGAGAGGGCAATGCGACGAGGACTATTGATCGTTGCGCTTGGAATCGGCTGCAAGCCGAGCTGCGAGGTCAAGGATCTCTTGCTGGGCGTCTGCGGACAAGGACTCAAACAATGCAATGATATAAGCCGGATCGTACATGACTATCTCTCTCTCGGACGCCGCCCGTGTAGATTTGGCGCCAAGAGAGATTATACAGAATTTTGCAGTCAAAAGCTATGACAATATAGAGGTGAAGAGATGCTTTGCAAGGCCTGTAAACGAGAGATCTCAGAGAATTCGATTTACTGTAATTGGTGCGGCGAGAAGCAGATCCGTGAGCGGAAGAAAAAGGGCGAGATCAAGGTGCCCAATCCGCGGCAGCTCAAGTCTGGGAACTGGAACATAGAGCTTGCTGCGGAAGGGCAGAGCGTCACAGAGCCTACACGTGATCTGTGCATTGCCAGAGCTCGCGCAATTCGTGCTGGCTTCCTCGAGACAAAGATGAAAGAGAAGCGCCCGCCAATAACACTGGGAGAGGCAATCGACCAGTACGTTGATCGGCGGAAAAATGTCTGGTCTCCGACTACGATCAGAACATCCATGAACATCCGAAAAAATCGTCTTAAAGCTGTGATGGACAAGGGGCTCGATCAGGATTGGCAGGCCGTTATGGATGACGAATCGTCGCGCCTCGCGCCTAAGACGATACACAACGAGTGGACATTTATCGAGTCAGTCTTGAGGGAGCAAGGATGCACAATCCCCAATATCCGCTTGCCGCAGCTCAAGAAGACGGAACGCAAGTGGTTAGATCCGGATGAGATCAAACTGTTCTGCAAGGCGCTGATTGGCGAAAAAGTCGAAATGGAGGCATTACTTGCGTTGCTCGGGATGCGGCGCAGTGAAGTACTCGGCCTGAGATGGGAAGATATAGATCTCGAACATAACTGTATCTATGTCCGGCGGGTCAAAGTGCCGAATGAAAATAATGAGTATGTTGTGCGGTCAAAAACAAAAACGGTTGAATCGACGCGGGTAGTGCCTATTTTGATCCCCAGACTTGCTGAGCTGCTGCAAGATGGCGGCGATGGCTTTATCTCGTCACAGCCGCCGAACGGGCTGTGGAGTCGCATCAATGAGATATGCCAGAAAGCTGGGGTTCCGGAAGTCGGCGTCCATGGATTACGGCATAGTTTTGCATCGCTGGCGTATTACCTGGACTACAAGGAAGAGGAGTGCATGCGCATTGGCGGCTGGTCAGATCCCAAGATCTTGCACGAGATATACACGCACCTATCGGCAAAGAATCTCAATATGAAAAAGGACAAGATGTACGAGTTCTATAAGAACTTGGAGGAAGGGGAGGAGGCAGCTCCGGCAGAGGCATAAAGGCCAAAAATCTGAACAAAAATTTGAACGGACAAAATAGATGCTGATATACCAGTGGTTATATCAATTTTTGTGAATGTTCGAATCCTTCTCCCGCTGCCACTGAGAAGTCTGAAACCGTAAGGTTTCGGACTTCTTTTTTCTGTTTGACCCTTTATCTGACCCTTTAACCGTTTTGCAGTTTCTTCCCACAGATGGCGTGCTGCATATAGGCTTCCATTCGATTTTCACTGTCCTGTTTCAGCACCAGTGAAAAAAGGGCAAGGGAAAAGCTCCTCAACGCTTTTCCCATGCCCTTTTGCATCTGTCATGGTGTACAGCTTAGCACCAGTTATTTGAGTGGCTCCTCGCCGCGGTGCAGATCATTCCAATCGCTGACGAATTTGTCGAGGGTCCAGTCGATGTCATCATTTTCGGGATGCGTGATGAGGCCGTCGGCTGCGGCGGCGATGGCGGCGGCTTCGCCGCGGGGAAGGGACGAGAGGTATCTGATGCGGATGTCGCTGACGAGGTCCCAGTAGGCGGCGCGGGCAAAGGCGTCGATATTCGCGGCCTTAATGCCGAGGAGACCGACGAGAGGCTCTTGCTCG